TTTTTTTTTTTTTTCTCCCATTCCCGGGCAAGACAAAGGAGGATTGTCTCCTCCGCCCGGGTTGGTTTCTCATTTAATACAGAGCGCCAGGATCGCCCATTCCTTTTGATCCCCCTCTTTACGTTCATTTTAGGTTCGGAAGCAATCGCAATTGCCGCCGGCCGAACGGTCTGGACCCTGGCATGTATTACACGGATCTCCTCCTGCAAAGTCAAGTCGTACCCCTCAGGGCGCGGACAGACTGGGAAGAGATTTGCGGTTCGTTGCTCCCTCGAGTCGGAGCAGGGTACCGAACAAAGTGCCTTCTTGATCTTTCGATCTTTCCGGCAAATTGCGCGTAGATGGAAGGGGATCCCGTAAAGTTTCTTCTCGCGTTGTAGCGCAAGAAGCTTGGCGTTATTCCTAACGATCTTACGAAACCCCCAATCTGAAGTGGAGGCCTCGGCAGCGTAGCCGAGGACATCTTCAACACCCTGCTTCATATAAAGGGCCGAACAATTTGTTTTTTTGTTTTCTTTTCCATCGACAAAAACCGTCGAGTTGATCTCACCGACAGACGGATCCCTCATCGTCTTCTCGTCGTTGGTCCTAAAACCAGCGCGAGCGCCATGATGATAGATCCGGTCAACAAGATCGCGTCGACCGCGTCTCGGTTCCCGGAATAGAAGGTCGTCCCCGTTGATCATGCAATTCAAACTAGAATAGATGTTCAACGGGATCTTTTTATTTCGAATGAGATCATCCATCCCCATATCGAATATGGTTTTGTTGATCAGACACAAGAGGGGGAAGCTCATCAAACTTCCCATCGGTTGCCCGGAATTTCCCTGGTCGTGTCCGAAGTCAAGCGTGCTTACAACACGGAGACATCGGATCTCATCCTCAGTGAGGCTGGGTGCCATCTCGATTAGACAATCGATCATAGTCCGCACGTACTCGGACTTGATCGAATCGGTAGCAGAGACGTAGTCTACGGACACGTAGTCGCCGCTACCGTTCAGAGATCGCACCCGGTCACCGGTCGGGGGACCGACGAGTAACCATCCCTTCCTTTTAAGTCGACCGTAGAGGGCCCTATGAAGAGGGGAGAGGACACGAGAGTTGTAACCACTATAGAGCGTCACAACTCGAGGCTTGCCGGAAGAGAAAACCAACTCGGTTCGAAACCGCGTTGAGAAGGCCTCCTCATTCCATGATCCTCCCTCCCTCCTCTTGAAACCCTTGGTCGCGTTACCCGTAGGGATATATGGGTAACTTCCTTCATTCCACCGCTTCGGTACGTTCCTCCTAAAGACCTCGCGAAAAGACGCAAGGTGATCAGGATCAACTTCCACGGTCTCCAGACGGGCATCCTTCCAGTCGTCGAGCCTCGGCTGAGCCCAAAGGCTCTCACAGTGCTTGCACTGGCTACGCTCGACCTTCTGGACGGTCTTTATGGAGAGTTCGCACCTTAGGTCAAGGTTCGAACCGAAGCAACCACGGACGGCGGGCCGGAGCCCGCCGCATGATATTGTCAAGGGGAGATCGTTGACGATCTCTATCCCCAGTTCCTTGGATAGGAACCTGACGAGGGAACGGGCCTTCCCCATGAGGCCCAACTGAGCATTACAGTCATCCTTAAATCTTTCCTCCGAGGGGTGCCACCGGCCGGACGCGGAATTTCTCCCGCGTGGCCGACGCGCCCTAGGACCGAAGATTCTAGGGAACTTGACATCACTTTCATTAAGTTTAATCTCGCTCAGCGGCGAGAAACGGTTTCCTTTGTTGCGTCCGTCAACGCAAGGGATACTCCTCCCACAATAGGATTTCGGCGACAATCGAGCACTGCCAGCACAAACGGCCGGCCGCGCACGGTTTGTTCGGGTAACACCGTAGGGACCGAGGTCCCTAGCCCTACTATCATTACCACCCTGCCTCACGACAGGGCACCTATCGGAGCAATACCGCCCGCACGCGATCGAAGTCTTCCGGCTTTCAAACGGCCCCGTAAGGGGCACCGGTGGCCTATCGCCTGAAGGGCATCCCGTAACATCGATTATAAAACCATAGTCGCCCATGGGAAACGCTTCGATATTTTTCTTCATTAATGTTTATTGTATGCAGTTGTGTTTATGGTACACCCATGCTGGGAAACCAGAGCGCATTGAGGGTTAGAAGAGTCGTTACCGAAGCTCGTCTTCTGTGTCGGCTAAAACCGATTACCTTCAGGTTGCTTTCACCCCAGGTCTTAAAACCTGTACCGATTACGATCCGGTAAACGCCATCCTGTTTCTTTCCGGTGTGTGACAGGCAAATCCACCGACCGCAAGGGTCGCGCAGTCAACATTGGAACCTAACACGGTTGGGCCGTACCAGGTCTCGTACCAAAGTCTCTACGATACCCTATCCTAACTTACCCGGATAGATCCCGTAGATAAACCACGTTCACTACCCGTCTCCTCGAACGAATCGAAG